AGGAAGAAGAGAGCATTGACACAACCAAGCCTGTCCGCCTGGGCAATATTGGCAACACCACAGCTCAAGCAAATCGAGTTTATTCTGTAAAGGGTAAATCGGTATGCTTACAATCGCAAGCTGGTGGCGGTGGGGCAAAAACAGGATTATACAAGATCGACCTGCCTGACGGTGAGTATCTTATCCGCAAGCTCACACCACTCGAAGCGGAGCGACTTCAAACGCTGCCCGACAATTACACGGCCGGTATCAGCGACACGCAGAGATATAAATGCATCGGAAATGGTTGGACGGTTGATGTTATAGCGCATATTTTGAGAGGTTTGAAAAATGAGTAATTACATCCCGATACGGTAGGTATAAGCAGAGGACACCAGTAACTATTAACTGATTCAAAGAAAGGAAATAATCTTTTTTTATAAAAGGCGAAAAATATGTTTTGTGTACAAATAGGTGTCCTCTGTTTGTATATAAGGGAAAGGAGAAAGCATGATTGAAGTAAAACATTACGGAAGTGGCGAAAGGGTACGGACGTATGAATGTACACCCGAACGTCAGATTGAATTGGCTTATGCGAATATTGAGTGCTTAATGACAATAGCACTGCTTGACTCAGATGAGCATATCAAGGAAATGGGTGGCGAACAGGAGTTGCTTAATCTGATGAATAGGTACATGGATTTGATAGACAGGTTGGGAAAGGAGAAAGCATGACAAACGAAGAAGCATCAACAGTTTTAAAAAATTCTGCAAGTACACTAAAGGACGGCATTAAATTTTTAAAAGAGCCACACCAAAATCAATTTAAAGAAGCGTATGAAATGGCAATCCAAGCCCTTGAACAGACACAGTGGATTTCGTGTAGTGAGAGGTTGCCTAAAACCGACAATAAAAATGACATCAACAGTTTTAATGTCTTGTTGTGGGTAAAGAATAAAACACATCCCGAAAAAGAAGCACAGATTTATTTGGGAAAACTAAGGCACGTTGATGGTGATGATGGTAGTGGTAACTTTTGGGGAATTGAAACAAAACCTTGTGATTGGACAATATGGGGTTGGAGTTATTTTAATGAACCCGAAGTTATAGCATGGATGCCATTACCAGAAAGTTACAAGGTAGAAAGTGAGGAAATATGACAAGCGATGAAAAAGCTGTGTTTCATTGCATAGCGAATTGTGAAGTATCGACCTATACTACAATGTACCCACCCGAAAGGGTTGTTGTATCGACAGGAGATATAGCAAAGATGTGCTTATGGTCGAAGTATCGCACAAGGAAAGCAATCAAAAAACTTGTTGAAAAAGGTCTGATAGAAAGAGCAAGTTGCGGAAATCCTGCGGTCGTAAGTTGCGGAGAGTATCAAGAGTTAGTGTATGAAGCTATGCCGCCGACGAACGGATATGCGATAACTAAACAGGGTTTTCAAAATGAGGAATGGAAAAGCATATACGATTTATGGTGTCGATCAATGGAAGAATGGGCGAATATGCCAATGGCAGAAAGTGAGAAAGCATGACAATAGAAGAAGCAAAAGCAGTATTTCTTAATCGGGGATATGTAGAAGTAGAAGGTGGAACGATATATGATGCAGATAAATGGAGAGAATCGTGCCGTGTAATTTCTGAATGGTTAGAACAAGAGCCATGTGAGGATGCGATAAGCAGACAGGCGGTGCTTGAACATCGGGAAATATTAAGAGATGAACAAGGCACAGGGTATCAAGCGGTTAAAACAAAGTATATCAGACAGTTACCACCCATCAAACCGCAAGAACCAAAGACAGTAATATATAGCGGTGACGGATATGCAGACGGCGAAATGGTCTATGATATGGCAGAATGTCCGAATTGCGGTTATGAGTACGAAGATGGTGATAAGGATTGGGGATTGTCGTTCTGTCCAAGTTGCGGTCAGAAACTAAATTGGGAAAGGAGCGATAAGGAATGACAACATACATAATAGGTGAAGCAGATAGGATACATGTAAAAGGTGAGTATTACAAAGGTGAAAAATTATTGCGGTGCAGTAATTGTGGAACAAGAGGGATAAGTATGTTTGACAGGCATTGCAACGGATGTGGTTTTCTTCTGGACAGGATTGACAGCATTGACGGTGCAATGAGAATTTCTCATACACCACCAATCAAAGAGGTAGAAGAGTTGCCCGATTTCACAAAACGCATGGAAGTTACTTATGTGGGGAAAGGAGCGAATAAATGACCAACGGAGAATTATTTATCAGAGAAAATCCCACAGTTGAAACCAAGATAAACGGCTCATGTGTATGGATTTATTTTGATGGTGTTAATCACTATACCATGCCTGTAAGTTGGTGGGATAAGGAGATTGGTTTATTTGATAATCTAAGAGCCGAGATAGAAAACGAGAAATATATCGGATTTACTCCACAAGATTTTGCAGATGGATTAGATTTGGCTCTTGAAATTATCGACAAGTATAAAGCAGAAAGGAGCGAGGAATGAAAGAATATACCGTAGGAATTTGTACTGAGGACACTATTAGAGCAGAAGATGAAATAGATGCTATAAAACAGTTTATTGAAAATATCTCATGGAAAGATTGTTATGCCACAGAAATCAAGTCAGAAGTAGGGGAGGACGAATGAATGATTATTATAGACGATGACGGTATCATGCACAAGGTACTGCCGATGGATACGTTGGATAAAATAAAAGCAGAGATAGAACACGTTAAAGACAATCCTCTATTTGGTATGGTGAGTAAAGACACAATACTTGAAGTGATTCTTGAGATTATCGACAAGTATAGAAATGAGGTGAACGAATGAGGTTAATTGATGCAGACAAACTAAATCCCGACAGAATGACAAATAAAGGAACAGTAGCAATATCTCAAAGTCAAATTGCCAAAGCACCAACAATACAGGCTGTACCGATTGATGTGCTCGACAAGATAAGAGCCGAGATAGACCGACAAGAAAAGTGGCTGTTGCAGGCAGGGTATACAGCATACAACGTTGATATAGCATTTGATGCTATTAAGGCAGTATTGGCAGAAAGGAGCGAGGAATGAAGCTGATAGTTGATATTTCAGAAGGTGTCTATAAAAACATAGATTCCATACAAAATGGAAGTATAGGTTCAAAGCAGATAATAAACAAGGTAAAAAACGGCACACCGCTTGACAAGCACGATGAGGAAATCATAGCAGAAACAGTCGAGAGCATATGGGGTAAACCACCGTACACAGAATTGCTCGACTGCCTAACCACAGACCTTGAATCACTCCGAGAACCCACCGAGCCACATCTGGTTGACTATCGCTACCACAGGAATGACATGCTTGATATGGTGTTGGGGGTGATTGAGAGGTACAAATGATCATGATTAAACAGGGGAGGTACTGAATGGAAAATCTCGAGGAGATGGTACGAAGAATAGTAAAGCAGTGCATCCGGGAGTATAGCAGACAGATCCCGGACTGTGACCAGACGGCGATATATAATGATGTGAGTGAGCTGTTGACGAGTTATTACAAAAACGGTGAAAAGGATGCTGCAGTCAGGTATGCGCTGCAGGCTCAGAGATTCGATCCTTATTCCCGGATAATCCCACTTTATTACAGAGATCAGCAGACGCTTGACAGTATCGCTTCCGGGATGGGGGTTGATGTATCAACGATCGTTCGCAATAAAAAGCGGCTCTGCATGGATATTTACAAGAACATAATCTGACAAAAAGACACCTTCTTCCGGGAGGTGTCTTTTGTTACAATGTGAGAAAATTGCATATATGCGCATATGTACAAACAAGATTTTGGGGTACATAATAGAATTAGAGGCATATGTTGTATTTAAGGAGGTGCAGGGATGTTGACATCAAAAGAGTTCTGGAAAGCTGCAGGAGTAAGGGCTGTAAAGACATTCGCTCAGACTGCGCTGTCTATGATCACGATCGGGCAGGCTTTCATTGACGTAAACTGGATAAACGTACTGAGCGTGTCCGGGGTTGCGTGTCTTTTATCAATACTCACATCTCTTGCAGGACTTCCTGAGGTCGGAGGCGAACAGAATGACAGCTGAGTGGGCAACTGTTCTTGTCGGGGTTCTGTCTTTTGCCGGTACTCTGATGGGAGCTTACTTTTCAAATAAGCGATCACAGGCATTGATCGCATATCGCATCGAACAGCTTGAGAAAAAGGTTGATAAGCACAATTCGGTTATCGAGCGGACATTTAAGCTTGAGGAAGCGGAAGCGGTTCAGAATGAGCAGATTAAAGTTATTAACCATCGGCTGGAAGATATCGAAAAGATTGAGCAATCAAGAGGTAATGACGGCAAGTGAACATAGAGATTTATGCTATTTACAATGATATAAACGGCAAAATATATGTAGGACAGACAAGACAAGGATATAAGAAAAGATTTACGCAACATCTTAATAAAAATTCTGAATGCCGATCTTTGAAAAATGCAGTTCTGAAATATGGAAAAAATGCCTTTCATATTGAGCTGTTAGACGTTGCTGAAAGTCAGGAAGAAGCAAATAATCTTGAAAGAATGTGGATAAAAGCATTAAAGTCATATATTCCGCAAAATGGATATAATTTATCTATGGGCGGAAAGATAGGCGATTTTAATGCAGAAGTATTAAAGCGAATGAGTGAATCTCACCGAGGTGAAAAGAATTTCTTTTACGGAAAACATCACAGTGAGGAACAGAAAAAGAAATGGCGCACTGAAAGAAAAGGCAAATATAGTTATTCTAATCATCCGAGAGCCAGAAAAGTTTTATGTGTTGAGACAGGAAATATTTATGACTGTATAAAAGAAGCGGCAGAGGATACAGGGGCAAACAGGCATCATATTTCACAGGTTTGCTTAAAACAAAAAGGACGCACTACTTCTGGAGGATATCATTGGGAATATGTCTGAGAAGTTACAAATTATTTATGAAAAAATAGATGATTTAACTCCATATAAAAATAATGCTCGAAAACACGAAAAGAACGATGTTGATAAAATCAAGAACAGCATTAAGACTTTTGGATTCAATGATCCTATTGGCATATGGTCTGAAAAGAAAATTATAGTCGAAGGACATGGAAGATTGATGGCTGCAAAAGAATTGGGATTTGAAAAGGTTCCTTGCATCCGTCTTGACCATCTGACAGATGAACAGAGAAGGGCATATGCTCTGGCACATAACAAAACAGCCGAGCTGAGTGAGTGGGATTTTGAGAAGCTCGAGATCGAGTTCGAGGGGCTCGCAGATTTTGACCTTGAGGATTTCGGATTTGAAATAGATACGGACAGTATCAGCTTCGGTGGTGATACAGAGCCGACTGAGGATGATCCGTTTGATGATATAGAAAAACTCGAGAAGCATTACGGAGTGCCTTATCAGGGCAACAAGAGCCGTATTGCAGATATCATTATATCTTTACTCCCTGAGGGCAATCGTTTGGTCGATTTGTTTGGTGGGGGGGGTGCCATTACTCACTGCGCTATGCTGTCGGGTAAATGGCAGGAGTTTTTATATAACGACCTAAACGATATGATAACAGGTCTTTTCATAGATGCGGTTTATGGAAAGTACCATGACGAGCGCAGAGTTATCACAAGGGATGAATTTAATGAGCTGAAGGATACGGATGCGTACGTCAAATATATATGGAGCTTCGGGAATAACGGTCTTGCGTATTTATGGGGCAAAGATATCGAGGAAATGAAATGCAATGCCTGCCACGCTTTGATGGACGAGGAATTAAACGACAGACGAATGGCTTATGTTCATTTTGCAAAGGCTATAAAAGAAAAGCTCACACCGGAGCAGATCAGACTTGAAAGCATAGAACGTTTACAGTCTTTGGAGCATCTCGAAGCACTGCAAAGGCTCGAAGCACTGCAAAGGCTCGAAGTAAGCAATATATCTTACGAGCAATATGAATATCGTGATGGTGACATCGTATATTGTGATGTTCCGTATGAGCAGACCGATAAAAAGAGCTGTGATGATTACGGTGTACAGTTTGACAGCCTTGCATTTTATGAATGGGTTAAGAGCTGTGATTATCAGGTGTTCTTTTCAAGTTATGAGATTTCTGATGATAGTTTTTATTCTGTCAAGATCAAAGATGTCATGTCGCTTATAGGAGCCACGACAAACGGACAGAAACGGACGGAATATTTATATAGCAATAAACCGATAGAAAGATGAGATTGCAAGAACGGGTTGTGATTGAGTGAATGACGAAAACTTAAAAAAAGGAGTCAGGACGCAGTTCAAGAGCGGTGAGGAAGCAGCGAGGAACGGCGCAAAAGGCGGCAAGGTCGCACAAGCCAACAGGAAAAAAAGAAAAGAGTTGAAAGAAGCTATGATCGCAATGCTTGATGCTAAGTATCCCGATAAACAAGGGAACACTCACACAGGGACTGAGATCATAGTCACGGAGCTTTTCAAAGCGGCAACAGACCGCAAGTCCCGGAATTATAATCGGTCACTTGACCAGTTGCTTGCTCTGACTGGTTTGGGACTGACTGAAGAGGACGCAAAGAGGATACAGAACGCTCTTACACTGCAGGCTCAGGAGATCGAGCTTAACAAAAAGAAGATGGAGAAGATGGACGAGGAATGGCTATGAACGGCATTGACATAAGCAGATGGCAGAAGGATATACAGTTATCGAGAGTTCCCTGTGATTTTGTCATTGTGAAGGCAACACAGGGCACAGGCTATGTCAGCCCGACATATAAACAGCAAATAACATCAGCAGAGGCACTCGGCAAATATCTGGGCGTATATCATTACGCAAGCTCTGGCGGAGCTGCCGCCGAAGCCGAACACTTCCTGCAGACGGTTGCTGATTATATAGGCAAGGCAATTCTCGTGCTTGACTGGGAGGGTGATCAAAATGCGAATTTTAATAATCCTCTTTATGCTCTGGATTTTCTCAACTATGTAAAATCTAAGACCGGGATCACACCGTTTATTTACATGAGTAAGTCGGTCTGCCGTCAGTACAAGTGGGATGCAAGCTTCCCTCTTTGGTGCGCTCAGTACAGGAACCAACAGCCGTCAGGCTATCAGGCGCAGCCGTGGACGGATACAAAGGGCTTCGGGGTTTGGCGGTCACCTAAGATATTCCAGTATTCATCCAAGGGACAGCTTGATGGTTACTCCGGGAATCTTGATCTTGATCTCGCATATATGGATGGAGCTGAGTGGTTAAGTTATGCACAGGGCAAGGTTATCGTAAAAGAGCCGGAGGATCACGGCTCGTTCGATTTACCGATTATCAGGCGAGGTTCATCGGGTAAGGCGGTTAAGCTCTGGCAGGTTATTCTCGGATTCAAGGGTAGCGACATTGATGGTCTTTTCGGAATCATAACGCAGGAAGAGACGAGACAGTTCCAAATTGAGCATCATCTTGATCCCGATGGAGTAGTCGGTCCTGTGACATGGAAGGCAGGCATGGAAAGTGTTTGGCAGTCTGTATGATTTCTACCACTCAAAAGAGTGGCGGTCATTAACAAAGAATCTAAGGATTGAGCGCACGAACGATAACGGCGAGGTTATCTGCGAATATTGTGGGAAGCCGATACTTAAAGCTTATGACTGCATAGGGCATCATAAGACAGAGCTGACAGAGGAGAACGTCAACGATTATCAGATATCACTCAATCCTGAGAACATTGCTCTGCTTCACGCTCGTTGTCATAATTTTCAGCACGACAAGCTTGGACGCAAGTCCCGGATGGTTTATCTCGTTTATGGAGCACCTTTATCCGGGAAGAGCACATACGTCAAGGACAGCATGAGCGAGGGTGATCTCGTGGTTGATATGGACAGCATCTGGCAATGTGTCAGTGGATGTGACAGATACATAAAGCCGAACCGATTAAGGTCGGTTGTCTTTCGTCTCCTGGATGATCTGCTTGATATGATCAAGTACAGGTTCGGCAAGTGGAGTAATGCTTATCTGATAGGTGGATATCCTTTACAGTCGGAGCGTGAACGGCTCATGCAGGAGCTGGGCGCACGAGAGGTGTTCATCGACACAAGCAAAGAGGAATGCATCGAGAGGTTGGCGGCTGACTCAGAACGAGATACAGAAGAATGGCTCAAGTATATCGATGAGTGGTTTGAAAAATTCTCCCGGTAGCCCTCCCCGGGTCACTCGAAAAAATTCGTTTGGGCACAC